TGCGCGTGATACAGGCTGAATATCACTCGCGCAGGATAAACACAGCGAGCCGCTGCGATTGCTCGTAACGACTCTCCCGGTGCTGTGGTGTCGGCCTGCATGATGCAAAGGCCGTAGGCTATGACGGTCCGGTGCTTTCAGATTTTACGTTCATTTTCTGACAAGTGTTATCGTCGCGGGAAAATACTCATCGAAATCGTTCGTTGCAAATGGATATCCGAAATGTTCATCACCAGCTTCAACCCCCCAAAAGACGAATACCGTGTCCTCATCTGGATTCCACACACCAGCCGATTCCAAGTATGTTGGCCCTGAAATCAAACCACCAGAAAAATACGTTCCTGTGTCCTGCGGTTTGTACAACGCCCTAATAGGGTCCGATGGTGCACCAGGAATCGTGCGGCTGCTACGACTCAAGATGATTTCTGGAACCTCTCTTCCCCACTGGAACGACACTTCTTCTTTGTTTGCATGAATCAAAGTGATTCCGGTTGTGGTTTTCGTGACCGTTACACTTCCTTCACGCTGGACGTCCACATACAGAACGTCAAGCTCGACAAATCCGTCGACGGTAGCAAGTGCGGCATCGATCTGCACCTGACAGCTAGTCACCGATGCAAAACCTACGATGTCAGCATCAGTAAACTCCGCACTGAAGTAACCAAACATACTCGTCAGCGGTGTGGTCACAGCCTTGTCTCTGACACGCAATGTCCCAGCTGAAGTATATCTCAACTGGATATTCGTAAAGGATCCGTCCGCGTTCGAATCACATCTAGCGCGATACCACACCACCACTTTCACTACTGGCTGCGTTCCCGACACGCCAAAGTTCCAGCGACCGCTGGCAATGTCAGGCGCTAAAGCAGTTGGCCCATAACTGCACACCGCACCATCGCCTGCGGTGGGTTGTTGTACTGCGTCGTCAATGTTTCCAACAGTGGTGACGGTCCACGGAGCAGCGGGTGACACAGACTGAGACACAAATGGCCTGCTGATTGTGCTGTACACCGTGGAAGACGGAATGTTTTGCAAATCAATATCACCATAATCTCCGAATGTCCAGGGAGCATCTTCTGGGTATTCAATGATCCACGGAAAACCATTTGCTTTTTTCACGCTTGCCGCACTCAATGTCACTTCCCAAATATACCCAATTGCCTCTGCAATGGTATCAGTACCCGGAGTGATAAGCGTCGGATATGTTCGGGAATCAGAGAATTTAAAATTGCTCGGCGTCAGGTCTGATCTAACGCGGTCCATTGATCCGAGAGTTATTTTTGGAAGCCACCCGCCACCAACGTGTATTTTGTACCAGATATCTATTTCGATAGTGTCGTCTGGACCTAATTCAATAACTTCATCCAGCGTGAACGCGAGATTTGCGTCCGCAATGCGCCCGTCTTCTACCCCAATGTTGAACGCAGAGTTATTGATAAGCTTTATCGCTGGAGTAATTCCGTCGACAATTCCACTGACGTCCTCGCCATTCACCCGAAGCCTTGCGGCATCGACCTCAGCAAAATAGGTTGATGAAAACGTTTGGCCCGGCGGGTTTACTGAGTATGTCATAACGCCAGGCGGATGATACACAACCGATGTGAGCGAGATGTTCCCGCAATGGCTACCTTCTGGCACCATTCCATCATGTGGCATGATGTTGACTGTATGTCGTGCTGCAACTGTAGCGGGTAATGTTTTCGGAGCGGAGTACATTCGTTCGTTGTAAAACAGATAGGACGGATTAAATCCAGTCGGTGTTTCAGTCGCACCGAACACGCTGAACCGCACAGGCACCATATACAGTGTTTGCGTCACATTAGGGTCTGCGTAGGGCGAATTCGTCCACAGCGGGCCAGTTGGGCCGAAAATATACGCTTCATCCCATTCGGTGGTGTCAATAGTGCGTTCGGATGTGAGAATCTCCGTCCATTGCATGAAACGATGAATCGGCACAGGAACTCGACATTTGCAGCACACACTAAACGCCATATCGTTTACCTCGATGCCATCGGCCCGCAATCGCCCATGAACCACCAGTGCCCGTCGATCCATTCAGCTTTACCGAACGTGTTTATTTCGTATTCGTCGGATTCGCTGTGGTTCCAGACGGTGATTTGCTGTTCTGTTTCAGTGTATTCTTCGTCCGTTGGCGACCAGATGCAACGGGTTGCAAGTGCTGACGTCGCGCCTGTCAGAGCGTGCGTTGCGACGTCTAGAGCTGCGTCGAGAATTACGGCGCGGATTGTTTGCTGGCTATGCCATTTCCCGGACTGCGGCCTTTCGTTCTGCAATCTCCGAGCTGATTCGAGAATTAAATTCTGAATCTGTTTTAATGCTCGAGGTCCAAGAGCTGCGCCCTTTTCTGAATCCGGTGCCATCAATCACGCCTCGTATGCGATCACTCGGACCTTACACGCCGCTGTGTTCGCTTTAACGTAAAACGTTGCCGATCCGTTTCGCTCGTAACGATGCGGGATGTACTTTGCTGCTGTAAGTTTGTCGCCGTATACGCCGGTTGAAAAGCCGACTTCAACGTAATTAGTGGCATCCATGTTGACAAGTTCAACAATACCGACCGTTGACAGATCCCCGAACGAAATGCTTTCCTCAGTTGTTCCCACGCTGATAATTTGATCAATGTACCCTGGTGCAGTTTGTGTTACACGAATTGTAGACGGGCTGTGTTCGTGTTTAAACTGCCCGTTGAGCTGTTGCAACCTGTGCGTGATTGTTATTTCATTTGCCATATTTCACCCTATGTAAGCGGTAATGCACTAAAATCGAAAGTCGGATAAATTTCATACGAACCAAACACAGCCGATTCTGTCGTCGGGTCATTTAATCGCTTACCAGCACCATCCAACAGTACCGGAGTCGTTACGTCTGTGCCGTCTCCCGGTGACGTCATCGCAATCAATTTCCCATCGTCGTTTAGTTCTCTGAACCCAGCGTCCAACGGTTCCAGATCCCATCCGTTTTTCTGCAGATGTATTTCGATAGAAACACGACGAAACGCCGTTCCGTTTCGATTTTCTTTTGGGCCGATGGAAACACGCTGGATCTTCGCTTTTCCAGCGGCAACAGAAAGTCCGTCGATGGTAAACGTGGCGCTGTTAACTGCGTTTTCGCTGGTCAATATCCATGCCGGTACGGTGCTCAGATTTTTTTCAATTGTTACAATTCGCCGGCATTCGTCGCGCATTGGAACCGGATCGCTGAAGTAATCGCCGGCAGAATTAACGATCGCCTTGCCGTCTTTGTCTTTGTGAGCCACAACCTGATATTGCTCAGTGCTCCACGTTATTTGTGCAGTATCGTCATGTGGGTTTTCGAAGATCTCGATTGCTGATGAGTATTCAGCGGTTACGGTCCAGCCACGCCATGGGTCAGTATTCGCTGGTGTTAAACTCACACAATAAGAGAAACTGTCTTCGTTGTGTGGTGTGCCAATCAACGGCAATCCCGGAGCGGAACCGACAGCGTAAGGGCCGTCGTTTTGGCTTGTTGTTTCTACACGGAACGCTCGTGTGTAGGTGCGGACGCCTTTCTGATTTGTTCCGGTGCGTGCTGATGGTATTTCGCCTATGTAAACCGCTGTCATGTCAAAAACTCCATGACCACCGGCCACATGCCAGAACCAGAACTTTTTACTGCTTTTACGATTTCCTTAGTGTTTTTCTTTTGCTCAGCCGTGTTTTTATCGATCGCTGCTGCTTCCGGTGTTTTGGTCGATGTCATCTGAGCGATGATGGTTTGAAACGCTTCCGCCGATCCCTGAGCCATGAAACCTGCGTCAGTTTTAGTCTGCTTCTTTTTTTCATCACCGCCGAACCAATTAGCCAACGTTCCCTGTAACCCTTGTGCCCATGTCTGCCATTCGGTTACTTTCGTCTGTCCGAACTGCTGAGCCCCTGCGATCAATGGCGACAGTTTATCCTTACCATATTGCATCAGGTCTGATAGGCCATTGCCCGTAGCCGCGGGTTTTTGTTTTTGCTGTTTGAGCTTATTCATATCGGCCTGAAGCAACTCGCGTTCGCGTGCAAGTTCTGGCAACCTGATTTTTGCATCCTCGTGCATCACATCGCCGGCTGGATTATTTTTTTGATTGTATTTGTAATAATTTTGTGTGGTTCTATTGATGGCCAGTTTTTGCTCAAGGGTTTTCATATCATTGGAAATATTAAACCCATTTGGTGATACCGCAGCCGCTGCGCCGCCGTTTCCATCGGGTGCGACTTGTTTTAACAGTTCGTTTAAACGTGTTTTAGCGTCGCTCCTGCCAGTGGCCTTGTCTCGCTCCTTTTTCATATCCTCAATAAGCTGTTTCCCCGTGCGTTTATCCTGCATGACACCACTAAATCCGCCCGGAGTGAACCATTTAAAAATGTTTCCGGCAGCACTTTTGGCATCGACCTGCATACCTTTCAACATATCAGCCCAGTTTTTGCGAACGTGCTCAAACGCTACCTGAGACGATGCGTCAATCACCTCACTTAAGAATTTCATTTTGTCAGGTAACTGCGTGAACTTTTGCAATACCTCGTTTGCATAGGTGGTCATCGCAGTCAATTGCGGCAGCACTGACTGACCGATTTCTCGCCCGAGTGTCTGCACGTTTTCAATCAGCGAATTCCACTGACCAGTAAACGTCTTATTGATGCGGCTCATCATGTTGTTGAACCGCCCGCCTTCACCGGTCAGGCTCTGAAGTGCGGTCTGCATGTCACTAAAGGAAATGTCGCCGGCCTCGGACATGCTCAGAATTTCGGTGGTTGACTTATTGAGCGTTTTCGCCAGTGCCGCAATCAGCCCGACGCCGTTTTCAGAGAACTGGCGAATTTCCTGTGCCTGCAATTTGCCCTTATTGAGGACGTCCGTGTAAGCCTTCGCGAGAAACCCTAGTTTTTCCGCATCACCCATGGCCAGATCACCCAGCAACTGCATGGTGCCGAGCACCTTGTCTTCGGCGACACCGGATGCCAGCAGGCTTTTCGTTGCGGCTGCTGCTGAGGTCAGGTCGAACGATGTGCGGGATGCAAACTTTTCAATGTCCTTGAATAGTTTCGCGCCACGTGCCGCATCACCTGTTAACACCTCAAACTGAATGCGTGCAACTTCTGCGTCAGCAGCCAGTTTGACGGTACTCACAGCGATGTCTTTGACCATTGAGGCAGCACCCATTGCGCCGGAAGCAATACCGATACCTCCGGCTACCTCCAGCATTCCCCGACCCGATGAACGCTGCTGCATCTGCTGCATCGCTCGCAACTGTGCCATACGATCACGAAATTGTCGCTGCTCTGCATTGGCCTGAATATTTGTGGCCTGCAGTGCTCGTTTCGATACGTTGACCAGCCTGTCCATCTGGTTGTTGACGGCCTTAATAGATGCTGCCAGTTTCGCAAATACTTGTGCCGTTGTCCGCATGTCGCTTAGGGAATCTTTGAACGTCTTCGTCATCGATTGAGCTTTTTTGAGCGCATTCGTGAATGGATTCACGTTCGCACCCATTTTCACAACCAGATCACCGAGAAACGCCATCAGCTCAACCTCGCACCGCCAATTGTAAGAGCAGCAATCGCCACCGACTCAGATACCGGTTTTTCTTTTTTGGGGTCTCGCATCCATGGAGCAAAAGCCTCTTTCTTCGCTTCTTTTTGACCGAGATACGAAGCAATCAGCACACACAACCTAGCCAAAATTTCATTCGTACCTCTGTTGCCGATCGGCTCGATCATGTCCTTTGCGCACCACTCGTCAAACTCCTGATGAGTCATCGACTCAAGCATCTGATCCGCGTTCATTCCGCGTTGCTCAGCCAACCGCAACGCGGTCATTCTTCGGTGGCTGCCTCGGAGTTTTTTGCAATCTTCTCGATATCCTGCCCGGTAAAACCGGACAATTCCAGTGCGACGTTCACCAGCCGCTCTACGACGTCTCCACGTCGCTGAGAAAGCTGTTCAATCTGCTGCGACGTAAACAGTTTGCTTCCATCATCGGCTCTGCAGCACTCTACCAGAATGCGTTCACGGATTTCTCGTTTGTGTTTTGCCTGCTGTGCTTTGGTCAGCCGGCTTTGAGCGTCCTCGAAATCTGTGCGTTCTCGTGGCGTCATGCCCCAGACAGGAATGACCTTATCTTCACCGAGTTCTGGCACTGGCACATCCATTTTCGCACGGTCCAAAGCTGGAGCCGTCAAGAACTCGTCTGCAGTAATCACGCTGCGTGTCATCAATCGTCCTCGTAATCATTGTCATCAAAGTCAAGGCCGGCCACGCCTTCACCCGCCAAAAGTTTATCCATTGCCACTTTTGCCGCAGCCAGTTCGGCATCAGTCCGATTGCACGCCAATCGGCATTCATCATCCTCAGCCACCGCCAACCCATTTAGCACCAGCGACACACAATCCGCCAGCGGAAATTCCTTCTGGCAAATAATAGTGCCCGATGCTATTACTCTCCGCCCGAGTGAATTCAATGTCACGTAAGGCGGATGACAATTAACGTCAGCTGCGATTTCGCGAATCGTTCTGCACTTCATGCGATCACCTCATTACGTAGGCAAAGCAGGGCATCCGCTGTGCTTCAGTGTGACTGATGCGGCTAGTCCGTCGGATGGTTCGCCAGTGATTGAAATGCCGACGCCGGCGGACACCATTGTCATTTCGGTGGAGGCTGTGTTTGCGAACACAATCTTCCAGTTGACCTTATTGGCTGAGCCATCGGTATTCAGCGATGCTGCCGTAACAAGATCACCAATTGCCTGATGTCCAGCCAACGCTGGATCAAACAGCAGGTCAAACGTAGTGGAGCCGCCTTCGACGAACCCCGTCGGGTCATATTCGACGCCAGCAGTGCCATCAAGCGTGCGGCTGTCGTATGTTTCAGTTTCCAAACCATCCACACCGAAAGAACGAATCTGAGCAATCGGCGTATACGTAGTACCGCTTCCCTGGCTGAGCACGGTGCCTTTGACTTTGAGTTTTGCCATGACTGGCCCCTTTCACGTGTTGAAGTGGATCGTTAGATCCAGAGTAACGATAAACACACCTACATCCGACCCGTCAGACGGTGGTTCATAATCATCTGACTCGTCATTCATAATGACAGCGCCTATCGTGCTGCTGCCAGCCGTTCCGCTGTAATCGTCTAAAAACGTTCTCACGGCATTCCCGAGTGATTCAGCCGTCACTGACGATTTGGCTTTACAATCGATGTCATAGTCGACAAATCGCAGTTGTCCCGACCCACCGTCGAGCGTCGGATTTTCATCAGATGACATCTGCGTAATGATCACATGAGGAAATGCTGCGTTCTGCGGTGCTCGTGTCACATACACTCGCGTTCCACAGATCGCAGTGATTGTGGCTTCAGATGTTAAAAGTGAGACAAGACCGGCTTTCATGTCGATTTAGCGAGTTCCCTTTGTAGTTCTTTCGCAAATGTCCCGAATATCACCGCTTCCACCGCTCGCCCAGCGGTTTTACGTGCTCTTTGCACAATGCCCGAACGTTTCATTCTGCCAGTAAATCGGACTGCATTACCTGTGGAAACTCTTCTTTCTTTTTCACCTTTTCGTGGACGCCCGACTCGTTTGCTTCCAGTAGACCTATCTTTCGTTCCAGCTAACAACCAGTGCACATTGCGTGAGCTAATTCCTACGCCGGGTTTTGTTCGTGACTTGTTTTTCGCCTTCTGTTTTTCCTTCTCACGTTTGTTTTTCTTCATTCCTACACCACCACCGGCCTTCGCGAAAATCATGTCGCGAAACTTGCCCGATCGTGGTTTCCTGTAACCGTACCCAATTGCTTTGCGTGCACTTTTTTGATTGCTCGGAATCTCACGCTTGATAGCTTTCGCCATCAGTTTGACTCCAGCCGTAATTGCCTTTTTCCCGACCTTATTTTTGGCTGCCTTTGACAGCTTTT